TCTTTATTATCAGCAATTTGTTGCTTCATTTTTTCAGCATCAAAATCATCTATAGTTCCAGTAGTTGTAACACCATCAGTTTCATCAGGCAAATCATTAATATGTTCAGCAGAACCATATTTTATATTGTTAGTCACTCCACTACCTGAAGTATTAAATCTATTTCGAGAAACTAAATCAGCAGCTTCTCTTGAAAATAAATTTACAGCTAAGTTATTCCTATTAGCACCTAAACCACCTCTTGATGTAGTACCTAAACCACCTCCTAATTCTTCAGTTAATTCAGTTCCACCAACACCTTCTATATCACTACCACCTTTAGAAGTAGCATCTATATCAGGGTCTATTTCTGTCTTACTTTCTGATTTGATATATTCTAAATTCTCTTCAAGATTTTTAATAGCTTGTTTATTTTCTTTAGTATCAGGTTGCTCTTTTAAACCAGCAATATCATCTTCTAAAAAAGCTTGAGGATTTTCTTGATATTTCGCTAAAGTTTCTGGATTAGCATTTAACTCTCTTTCGTAATCAGCTATTTTATCTTCAGGAGTTTGTTCTTTTTGACCAACTAATTCACCTGTAGCAGGAGCACCTTCTACACTCATACCAATTTTTGAAGAATCTTCAGCTCTATCTTTAAAAATATTTCCACTTGAATCTTTATTTTTTTTATTATTTTTTAATAAATCTATTTGTTTTTTAAAATAATCTATATTGACTTGATTACTTGGATTTCCATCATTAGGAATTTCATCTAATTGAGATTGTAAATCTTTTATTTGAACATCAATAGTATTAGATTCTTTTTCTTTCTGTGCATTTTCTTTTTTCGTAGTTTCAGAAATTTCTGAAGCAACTTCTTTAATTCTGTCAACAAATCTATCTGCCCAAGAATTTCCAGAAACAATAGGCTTTTCAACTTTTACAGCGTTATTAGGAATAGCACCTTTTTTTGTAGCTTCTTTAGTTTTATCTAAAACTTTTGAAGGAGGCCTAACTTCAATCTTATCATTAGTTAAATGTTCATAACCTGTATTATAAGGTTTTGGAGCTGGTCTGTTTTCATTGTCAGAAACTATATCCCAAGTCATATCATCAAAACGAGACTCTAAATCTTTTATTCTATCGTCAAATGGAATTACAGTAGTGCCGTTATATGATTTTGAAGATTCAGCAAGATATCTCCTTCCCTCATCATCAACTACAACAAATCCAATATGGTCTGTTCCACCCCCCTCCATTTGGAAAACAATCATATCTCCGTCTACAGAATTTTTTGGATCAATACCGCTTACCTTAGCGATTTCTTTAAACTTAGAAGCACCTGTATTAGTTAAATGATAATCAGCTCCTTGAGCATTCTTAACAACACAAACAGCGCCACTACAATCTATACTATCAATATTTGTTTTATGCTTACCTCCAGCGTTAGTCCAATTAGCAATACCCTTTGCCCCATATTCATATTTTTTATCTTTTACTAATTCAAAGAATTTTTGCGCAGTAGGAGAATCAACTAATCCTTCATAGTTAGGTAAAGAAGCTATAGAATCATTTATACCTTGCACATAAGGAATATCTTTATAAACTTTTTCTTCTTGTTTTGTAAGATTTTTTAAAAGTTCTGTAGGATTGTATTTATCCCACCAATTTCCACCACCATCTTTTTTTGTTATATCTAACTCTCTCATATTATAAGTAACTAAATTGATTCATTGATTTTGCACCACTTGTAACTACAGCTTCTTTTTCTGCTTCATGTAATGCAACTTCTGACATAATAGCTCCAATTCCCGATTGAATTGCATCTCCAACACCAGGAGTTCCTAAAACACTTCCTAATTTACCCCCCGCTATATCTTCTGCTCCTTCAGCAGCTCGTGGTAATTTCTCCCAATCTTCTCTTGTTCCTTCTGGATTATCTTTTAACCATCCTTGAAATTCTTCTTCTGTTCCACCTGTTCCATTAATAGGAACACCCCCCGAAGTCTGTTCTATATATGAACCATCGTCATTAGGATTGAAACTTGACATCCCTTTTGTACCAGAATTAAGAGCATCCATTGATTCTTTCTTTTTAGCCATATTGGAAACACCCTTAACCAAGTCACTTGTATTTCCATTTCCAGTAACCATATTTAATCCTTTACTTATACCCCCTATAATAGGAGATGCAGTTCCTAACGAAGCTATATTAGCTGCTAAAGCAATTTTATTTACTGTATTATTTATAGATTCTTGTTCAGTACCTTTTAAAGCTGCTAATGTATCTGTGCCCGTTTCAGGATTTTTTCCAATAACTTTTTGTGCTAATTTATTAGTACCTATACCCCCAATCATAGGATTAGCCTTACCCCACCAATTTCTTTCTCCAGTATCTTTATAACCAAGTAAAGCTAATTTAGCTTTATCCATGCCCTTGACCCTATCAAGATGGTCTGTAGAAGCTTGTCTATTTAGTTCTCTTGTATCTGTAAATATTGCCATTATATTCTATTTGAATTTCTAAACCACGTTACTAAATTAGTCATTCTTACTGACTTATACGAATTGTTTAAAAACTCGAATGTCATTTTTAAATGCTTCCCTCTTGTTCTATCTTTCTGTATTTGAGTTCTAATAGGAAACCTAAGTATATCTTCAAGATATTTTTTTCTTGTATCAGTTTCTACGTCAAAATAGTAGCTTTGGGTTTCAGTTTCCATTAAATAAGTTATCATAGTATCTGAAGCCTCTTCATTACAATTAACTCTAAGAGCATCAAATATCTTTTGAAGCATTGGAGCTTCAGAAACTACAGAAGCTAATATAGCTTTATACTCCTTGCCATAAAACATATTTTTAGTATGAGGATAATTATGAACATAAATCTCATTATCTATAAGACTATTATCAATATCATATGATAAAACATTATCATTATGAGCCATCATAAAAGATGCTTTATAAGGATGAAAGCCTTGAAATACATTTAAGTTCTCATTAAATGAAAATGAGAATGGTTCAGGAGATACAACACTTTCAGATTTTGTTAAGGCACATTGCCAAGGTTCAGTATTGCTGTTTCTAAACGCTATATAACAACTACCAGCTTCTATTAGCAAGACAGGAGTAATAGTTCCATCAGGACTAACAGTATTCATCCAAAAGTCATTAGATGTAGATTTAGCACAAATATAATTAACAGCACTATGATTTTCCCCAAGAATTGTTTTTCCTTCAGAAAATAACAATCCAACACCTGGAGTAGTAGGGCCAATCCAATCTATAAATAAAGTTTCATTATTCTTATATATGTCTTTATCATCAATTATAACCGAATTAACATCAAGTTGAGATATAACAAGCTTATACTCATCATAATTTAAAGACCATATAGCATCTCCATTATCATGATCAAACACCCCTATAATACCACCTAAATAAGTAGGGTTATCTATATTAGTAAACATTCCAAGTTTATCTGAAAAATCATGAATACCATAAGTATCACTAAGACTTACTCTGCCATCTTGAGCAAATCTCATAATAGATTTCATATCAACATTAATCCAATAAGCAGCTTTTCCTGAAGAAAATAAACTCCATTGATGCTGATTACCTTCAATTTCAGATATATAATCAATACCATCAAGCTTATCACCTACTCCTGTAGTAAGTGTTCCAGCATTAGCAGATTCAATTATTGCTCTATCTGATGCTCTTAACCTACCAAATGCAGATAATTGCCAAGAGTATATTTGATTAAATATATATAACGATGAGGTAATCTCTCCGTACTCTCCTTTTAAATCATAAAAATCATTTACCTGAAACAATCTCCAAGTATCTATTGGATCACCTATTATCTTCTCACGCGTATATCTCCAACGAGTAGGAAACCTTGTGTTATCTGCAAAATTTAAAGGCTTAGGAGCATAAAACTGTATTAACTCTTGGAACTGCAATGAATCAGCAATATTAAATTCTTCTATTAACTGATTATCTGCATCAAAATGAAAAATACCTTTTGGCCAATTAGTACCACCATTTAAATATTCATACCAAGAACGAGTACCAACATCTGTGTACATTGGGTTATCTTGTGAAGCAGCTTGTCTTAAGGTATGATTTAATTTACTTTCCCAAGGAAAAACAACACCTTCTGCGTAATCATATTCAGGAGATGTAAATGTTCCATCCATTCTACTGTAAACTCTTGCAAATCCAAAGTAATCTAAATAACAATCACCACCCCAAACTTCTATTTCATTAAAAACAGCTCCCGCAGGAGTTACAAATGAAGAATTATTTACTGGCTGAAAATGTCCAGTACCATAAAATATAGATGTTTCTAAAGCACTTAAAGTTAAACCGCCATAAGGATTAGCGTTTGGTCGAATATAATTACATATCCAATTACCCATGTAATCTCCATACAATACAGGCCCTAAAGAATTTACACTATAAAAAGGAGAACCGCCAACTGTTTGACTACCAAAATTAGTTGTTTTAAAAAATACAGTTTGAGGTTTTCCCCAACCTTTATATTCATTTGCACTTGGAGGCCATGTAGCACCTTCCCACTCTACTCTATTTGCTAAAAGCAATCCCGATTCATAATCTGGAACTTCACCACCTAAACCTGTTGCCCAAATAGCTGTTGGAGAAGCTTCAGATAAATATATTGGATAAGGTTGTGATGGAGCATCATGAAATGAATTAGCACTGTAATACATTTTTTTAACGTATTGCTGAGTATCACTATTTCCTGTAAGTTGAAATCCACCCCATATATTAGGAACACCACTTTTAGTTGCATTTTGAGAAAAGCATCCACCAACTAATTTTAACTTATCTTGAGATTGAATTGTAGGTAAATTGTTAGCATCAAAATCATAATCGGGTAAATACATTGTAGTAAGATTTGGTCTTACTAAAAATTTTGGAGTAGTTCCCGTAGATATAGTATTTGTAATACTATTTGACATATTAACACCTTTAAGAGCAATATCTCCTTCTAAAGTACCAGCACCCATAGCCGCACCTGTTGTCGCATCAATCCAGTTTTGAAAATATAATGGAAGTGGAGCTGAAGTATTAACTTCTTTTACTGATGGGTATGCCAAACCTTGTGTAAGTATAGTTGCATCAAGTTCTGTTCTAATAATTTTAAACCCTGATATTTGTTGAGATATTGTAGAAGCATCAATTCCATCTACTTGTAATCCCATTATTCTAATATGAGAATAATTACCAGCACCCGTATTTTCCCCATCTACAACAGGAGGCGATGTATAATTACCATAATTATTTGTCGGCCATGCCCTTGTAGGAAGAACACCACCACCAGCAGCAACATTAACTACTGTATCTAAAGCTGTAATTCTATTTGCTGTAAATGTATCAGATGACTGTTCAGGAAATTTAATATCACACAAATGAGCCGCAAACGAAGGATATCCTAATTTATCATAAAAGACAATAGCAAACCTATATGTTTCTCCCCTAAAATAACCAGTATATAAATGCTCTACTTGAGTTCCTTTATAATTTTTATAATCTGCATCTATATTATATGTTTCTGTTCCACCTTGATGTAGTCTTATTGTAGTTGTTTCTGTAGAAGAACTTTGATGTGTTACCGGAGGATTTATAATTGCTTCTGTATTATCATAATTCTTTGTATCAGAACGCATATCTCGAAAAATAGGCTTTACTGTTAATCCCGAAAGAATAGTTTCAGTATTATAATCAGACAATATACCTTCTACAAGATTCCCATAATAAAGAGTAGAGTCTTTTATATTTAAAGTTTTAGCAGCTCTAATACCTGAAAATATAGCCGGAATTTCTTCTATAAGCAATGGCTCTCCTTTATTTGAAACATGATCAAAAGACATTGTAGCACCACTAATTTCTGTTTGAGAAAATATACTCGCACTATCATTCGTATCTTTTGTTTTACTATATACATAGGCAACCCTAATCTTAGTAAACTTTTGGTCGATACCTTTTATTTCTATTCTATTTCCTTTTGAAGAAGTGATACCAGCACCTTCCATCTCATAGGTATTCCAATTAGTATTACTTACCTCATCAGAAGTGACAAACACTTTTCTTGTTAATGGATACCAAGGCGTATCATAACCATCTACAGTTCCAAGACTATAAGTGTACTGATAAACACCTGTTAATAAATTACCATTTACTCTTTTATCGTATTTAATAAGACCCATATCAAACTCTGCTTGAGAGTTAATAGAATGAACACTTAAAGAAACAGCAGAATAAGCAGCTATATCAGAACTATTACCAATAGTTCTGTCATATTTAAAAGTAAATACTCTTGGTTGATTACTATCATTTTCAACACCATCTACAAAATACACACGAATAGTAGAATCATTCTCATAAGTAAAACGAGCTTCAATTTGATTGTTAGGATTAAAATCAAATGTATCTCCATTTGGATCGTCTTGGTCATTAAATAATGTTTTATAAGAACCAACCCCATCATCATTTAATGAAAAAATTCCTATTTCACCAGCTCCACTTATAGAACTAACAGAAAATATTATTCTAATACTACTATTTCCCGCATGTCCAAGAGGAATATAGTGACTTGTATCAACACCACCTCTCGGCAACATAGTAAACGAAAGCTTATTACCATTTTCAATCTCCCAAGAATAAGTTCCATTCTTATTGAATATCAACCTACCACCCATCGAATAACGATAAGACTTATTGTTAGAAAGCAAAATATCAGTATCTTGCTTCATCCCTTCTTGAAAAGAGTTTACTACTTGTTTACTTGCCATTAAAATAAGTTTTTATTAGGTAGTGGCATTAATTGATTCCACATATTAGCAAGATAGTTAAGTTCATCAGGAGTAGGCATTTCATCATCCCCTCTTGCTTGAGAGCATAAGTCTTGCCATCTTCTTTCTGAATTAACAAATACATGTTGAGGAACCTTTCCATTATAATATCTTCTTGAAACAAGCATATACTGTAAGTAATGAGTAACAGCATCTTCATGAACATGATAAATCATCGGCCATCCTTCTTCATCTAATTCTACACCCATATAGGCTATAGCCAATGTTTCTCCATCTAAAGCATTAAAATTAATACATCCATTATCTATTGAATATACTTGCGCAGATTGAAAATCATTAAAACCAAATCCATACGCACTATAACTTCCAGACCTATCAACAGCTAACATTCCAGTATTTATGTTAGCTACATTTTTATTAGCTAAACTCTCATCAGTAAACTTAGGATGCTTTGCACTTGAATCAGTAGTTGAAGTTCCTGTATTTATCTTTGTTGGAACACGCTTTTGAACAACACACTGCTCAACAGAACCCATTACACTATCTTCAACAATAGCAATATTAAAGTTTATATCAGGACTCTTTCCAATTAAATCAATAGAATCTCCACTAACCACAGAAGTATAAGGAAGATTTGAAATAGCTTGAAACATATTATTAAAAGCAATAGCAATTAAAGCTGGAGTATCACCGGGAAGAACAATGTAGCTATATATATTTGAATAAACATTACCGCAATCATTTGAAACTACCGTAATAGAAATAGTTTCACCAGCAGTAAATACACCTATAAATGTTATTCTTATTGTAAGAGGAACACCAGGAACATTTGTAATTTTTTGATTATTATTTATAGTTCCATCTTGAACTATATTAGAATTAGCTCCTTTACTAAAATCTCTAAAACTTCTTTTAGTTATAGTTAATAACTGATTCTTATACTTAACAGCAATAGGAGAAACAAAGTTTTTTGGAAGAGATGCTTTATAGTTTTTAACCTCTATTAAGCATTCATGTCTATGATAAGAGTTTCTTGAACCAATTTTTGTTACTGCTTCTGCAGACCATCTTGCGAAATCTTCAATAGACTCATTAATGTTTTCAAGATCAAGATTACCTACAACGTTACCTATAATTCTATTGAGAGATACTTTATGGCTCATTCTATTTTACTTTAAAGATGTAAGTGTCAGATGCTCCTTGACCGTCTTTATAAAGAGAGTAGTCTAAGTAATCGAAACCACTATCAACTTGCTTCATAAAAGCTCTTTTGAACTTTATATTTGCATCAAAGCGATACTGTCTCCACTTCTTTCCTACATCCCAAAAAATAAAGTGCCAATAACCACCATATTTATTTACATCAAATTTAACTTTTTTTACGTAAGGTTTACCATTTTCATCCTTATAAACTTTATAAGTAGATGGATTATATCTTGTACACATAGTTTTTACTACGCGTAAATTGCCAAATTTGTTTAACCATACAAATTCATAACCCTTTACCAACTCCCTGAACATTATCTTAAAATACTCTCGCATTATTAAAGAAAACATTCTCCACGTTATTCTCTTAATCCTTGTAGGATTTTGAGATAAGTTATTTAAATCCTTATCTATAGATTCTTTAGCTTCATCAAACACGCCTTTTAAAGTAACAAAGCCATGCCTATCCAAGCTTTTGGTTATCTTGTCTTGCATTATTAAGTTCGTCATTTACAGCCTTAGTAGTCCAATTTAATTCTTTTTGAAGTATATTTTCCAATACATACGTATAAAGACTCATAGGCATTGGGTATTCATCTGTTGCATCATTAAAACAAACAGCATCACATCCAGCTTGTGGAAAGTAATCTGCTTTAGTTGGATCTTCAAGAACACCACGAACATTAATATACATCATATCAGCATCAGCTTCTATTAACTCAACATAAGCTGTATTTCCAATTAAATAAACCTTACTTCTAAGATTTCCAAATCTTGTAGCTGCTTTAAATTTATTTACATCAGCTTTATTATAATCTAATGGAGTTTGTTTGTCAATCTTTCCAATAAAGACAACTGCTCTATTCTTTGGAAAAGAAGCAAACTTAGGTAGAGTTACTTTATGTATTTTACACCCCCAAGTAATAGCTGGACATACACTATCAGTCTTATCAACTTCTTCTAATGCAAGAATACCTAAATCCTGTACAAGTTGTGGGTCAATGTTTTTACCCATTTCAGTTTGTATCTCAATCCCTTTAGCACGATAATACTGAATCCAAAACTTAACTTGTTTTATTTTTAATAAATCATCATCAGAGTTACCTTGACCTGAACGTGCAATGTTTCTAATGTTATACGCGTATTCATCTAATGTTGCCATAATGTAAAAATAAAAAAGGGCGATGACACTGCCATCACCCTTTTATAAACAAAAATTATTTATTGATTAAGAATTAACCAACGTTTCTAAAGGAGCACCTTCACCTGGAGTACCAAACCAATAGATTTCTTTTGCTACTGCACCAACTGCATCAATAAATGGAATTGGAGCTTCTGGATTAGCAGCAATACGAACTGTATCGTAAGATGCAAGTCCAATAGCCAAAGCATCAATGCCTTTATCTATTAAATCATCTGGTTGCCCTTCTGAATAAACAGTTAGAGTTGAAACAAGAGCTATAGTTCCGGCAGCTGAATCAGTATATTCATAACCAACTAAACCTCTCTTATCATCACCTTTTTGAGTAACAGTAAGAACACCAGCAACATTAGCTGCAGATGCATAAGGAGAGTTCATTCCCATATCAGCAGAAATTAAAGCCGCAAATGCTGCTGCAATATCTGTTACTGTATCTCCAGATACAACTGAATACACATAAGACTTTCTCCATTGTTGACGATTAGTCAAGTTTGAAGTAATAGTCAATCTGATAGAATCACCAACTACATAAGTATTTGCAAATGTAAATTCTAAATTACCTGCTGCTGCTGTTGGCGGGGCAACTGGAGCAACAAAAATCGCCTTAATTAATGATGTTTTTGGAACTACGTAACCCGGCGTTAGGTCAATGGTTCCATCTGCTGCTAATGCTGGGGTATGACCTTCAGCTATTAGTGCAAAATAATTACGTCCTGCGTTTTGCGACATATCTTTATTTTTTATTTATTTATATATATTTAAGGCTTGAGTCATTTCAAGCTTGTTAAATGCTATTGAAAATTTCTTCTATACTTACTAACCCTTATAGGTCTTTTAAATACTGGCTTAACTTCTTCCTTAACCTTTTCTACTTTAATAGAATTAGCCTTAGTTGGAGCATCAGCATCAATATAAGTATTGTACTTTGAATCAAAGATAGCTTTTATTATGTCATCTTTCCTCATTTTCTTAGAAATTTTTACCTCAAACTCTGGAGCAATAGCTTTTAATTCAGACACTTTCATATCTGATAATTGCTCCATAGTATTATACTTTTCTTTCTTAGCCATAGCTTATAGTATTATTCTTGTTGATTTATTTCATTTGCTTGTAATTGATAACCGAGTTGATCTTGAACTGTAAATAACATTTTTCTAACAGCAATATTTATAATTTCCTCATGTGTTCCATCAGGCATTTCCGATTCAACCGTATTGGCTGGAACTGCTTCATCTAAGAATACATTGACAGGAAGTTTTAAATACTTCATTGAAACGCTAATAGGGTCTGTTTCTGATTGAATGTCAACTATATTATTAGTGCCATTATTATATTCAGTATAACCAGGATTATTATTGTCGTGCCTGTTAAAAGGGTCATTATCATCTTCACCCTCCGTATCTAACTTAATAGGAGATATTCTCTCACCTTTCTCTCCACCACAACCATCAGAAAATATACCTCTTAGGTTTAAGATAAAAAGAAAATCAGTTATAGCATCAAGATTAATTATATTTGCTGTGACAGCAGTAGATACTCTAACTAAAGGTATTAATTCTTTTCTACGTCTTTCATTAAATTCAAATTGACCGTACCGAGTTTCAACAAATTCTACTTGTGATAAATTAAAAAACCTATCTTTTTCCGTACTATTAAAGTATGGCGCATCAGCTTTATCAATTAATAAATCAGCAATTTCGTGCCACTCAAGTAAAGTCATATCTTATTTAAATATCTGTTTACGTAGTTTAGGTAATAAATCTTCATTGTCTTTTAACCACTCAAGTGTTGTTTCAAACGATGTACCACATAAAGTACCTTCACATGACCAACGGCCATTTTTTGAAGTAAATACTTTCTTAGTTACACCAGCCCTAATCAATTCTTTTAAAGGTCTTTCAGGATCTTCCCAAGCTTCAAGAACCTCAATCGGTTGCAATTCAGCTTTCTCATATACTGCTCTTTTAACCGCACCATCTGTAGAACCTTCATTTACCTTAACAAGTAACACACGAGCAAACTTTTTAAGTTCAGTACCACTAAGTTTTTGAATTACTCCATTAACTTTAGCTTCAAGGTCTTTCTCAACAATAAAGTCATTAGCCTCTTCTTCTTTATTTACTACAATTAGAATAGGTGTTGGACCATCTGTAAAAATAGGATGAAGTTTAGCTTGCATGTATTCAAGCCTATCGTTCTCATAGGTTAAATTAAGCTTCTTCTTCTTCGTTATTTTTATAATCCTATGATTCCCCTCCTTATCAACAAAAGGACGATGAGAGCGTCCACCCTCATCATCCGTTAAGTGATAGTCTCGGAGAACGATTGAACCTGTTCTCTTTGGATCTTTTAATATAATCTCTGCGAATCCAGAAGTTGGTGCATCTACTAATAGACTCTTAACTTCTGCTTTACTTATCTTTTCCATCTTTACTTTTTATTGGATTAACAATTATTTTAAAATAGTATTAGAATTATGCGAATACCAACTGTCCACAAGACAATGGGTTTCTTACAATAATTCCAGACTCACATAATACTTCACAAGTAAAGCTATCACGAGAGTTTGCAGCATGCATTGATTTTTGGTCAAACGGGTCAACCATACCAGCGATATACTTAACAATCATTCCTCTGTTAATTCCACCTGCTCCTTTCACTTTTCTTTCGATGTTAGAAACACCGTTAGTGTGACCGAAGTTTAAGAATACCATTCTGAATGACTCTTTAGGATAACCACTAACCGGGTCAATATCATTACCATGTAAGTTCGGATCATCAAACAATGGGTTTTCAACCAATGTCATTCTATGACCTAAAGCATTATAAGTAGTGAAGTTTACACCAATGTTAGTTTCTGCTCCAACTTCAGCATCATAAATTAAGTTACCTGATGGGTAAACTAAATCTTTCATAGCTTCGTGGAAAGCAACTCTACCACCTGTTCCAGTAAATACTAACCAGTGTGCAGATTTAACTCCTGTATTAAGAGATAATTGTGCTAAGAAGTCAGTTAATCTTTTTTCAGTTAATGTACCATTGTATGTATCAACATTGGCAGCATCAATTTGACGTAAGATACCATCACCTTTAACAATAGCTTTACCATCGTTTCCGAATAATACTGGATTTCCGTTAGCATCCATAGTAGAAGTAGAATACCATGAGTCAAGCTCTTTTTGGTAATAAAACTCTTCCATCATCAAGTCTTGGTCAGTAAAGTACCATAGACGTTGACCATTGTTCTCAATCCAAGTAATATCAGTAAGAGCTGAACCTGTAATAGATTTAGACTTTCTGTTAATACCAATGTGATTGATGTACCAATCTGGATAAACGTGATTTTCGTAACCTCTTTCAGAACCTTCAGGGAAAGCGTTACCAGCAGTGTTAACTGTAAGACCACCAACAACATCAGAAGCTAAGATAGCTAAAGTAACATCGTTAGTTTGTAACTTAGCAGTAAATGTATAACCTCCTGCAGAAGCAATAGGTTCAGACAAAATAACTGCTTGACGACCTGACTTAAATCTTACGATATCGTTAGGGTTCAAATAGTTTTCTTCTACCTCAAAAGTGAAAGAAGCTATACCTACACCTGTTCCAGCGCTAACACCAGTTAAAGTAGACGGTCTGTTCAAACGACCTAAGATTGGCCATCTAAAAGCATTTTCTCCAATTAACGCTTCTTTTGCAAATCGGCTTGTACCGTCTACAAAATAGTTAAGTGAATATTGTGGATATTGACGAATTAACGTTTTAGCAATTTCCGGATATTTTAATAAATTCGCTACTAACGAATTTGACTCTATGGTTTCCTTACCATATGTACCTGAATGATATTTCATTTCTTTAATTTTAAATTATACAACAGTTTATTTCTTTTTATTTGATCCCCTAAACTTACTGACATTAAATTCACCCTTACCATCTGGACTGACGAAACCGCCTCCTTTGTCGGTATCAGGATTATGCATGTCGTTTAGAATTTCAGAACGTCCTTGTTGTAACCCTCCGTTACGGGCAGCTTTTAGCAGTGTTTCTCGATTCTTCCACAGCCAAGCGCTTTCCGCTAAACTTTCATTATTTTTGGTAATATCTTTTAAGAAACTACCACTTGTAATATACTTGTGATGGCTATCCCTAACCTTCCCAAGCGTTTCTTCATCCTTAGCCATCTTAAACCCAAACATTTCTGTTTGATTAGATATATAAGT